CGAACTTTAAAAGATTCCAAAACTTCTTGCTCGACTCTACGATATAGAGATGAGTCTTTTTTTACTTTAATAATCATGTTATTTTAAAATTTGGTTAATAAATGTATCGATTAGAACCGCGGTGAGTAAAAGCCAAAAGCCGTAAAAGTAAAATTTGGCTGATAATTGCTTGCGTTTACGATTTTGCTTATTTCTCTCGCTGATTATGTGTTTGTTTTTTTCGTAGTGTTTTTTCGAGATTTCTTTTTGTTTTTGAATTTTGTTTTTCATAATTTTATTTATTAATTTTTTCATAATTTTTTTTAAAATCGGACAAATTAATGTATCCGACTTTGTTTTCAAACCTCACCTCGTAAAAAACTTTTGGATGAGTTAAAATTTTTGGTATTTTTCTAACAAGCACTTCTTGACCCGTTATTTTATTTTTATAACCTATATATTTTTCCATATTTTTTTAAAGTTAATTGTTAATATTCCAAACTTCCGCTATTACAGCGTGAAGCTCTTTAGCGTTGAATTCTAATTTATTTTCAAATTCAACTTTGTATTTTTTTGATTCGTGCGATTGCTTGAATAAAAAGATTGCGATTAAAGCGATTAGTAAGAAAAATTTATACATAGATTGCTTCCTTTTTTATGATTTTTTTAATTGTTGCTTGAATTAATTTATTTTTTACTACAACTACTCTATTCGAACCTGCGAGCGTAAAATAATCTTTTTTGCTCGTGTAAGTCGCAAGAATTGGCTTCGAGTTATTGTCATTGTTGAAGATCTCGACTGTATATCGAAAAAAAATAGGTTTTTTTGTAAAGAATTTTAGCATATTATTTTAAATTAAGTTGTTCATATTGTGCGATAAAGATTTGTTCATTGACTTTGAATAATCTTGCTTCTGTAAATTTAAATTGCGATGAGCAACGAATGCAAAGTTTGAAGCGAATTTCTTGTAATCGTTCGAGTTTTGATTTTTTTAATTTTCTCATATTTTAAAGATTTGAGTTAATATTTATTTTTAATTTAATCGTTGAAAAATGCTTTTTTTAAAGTGCTCGATATTATCATGCAAATCAAAATTTAATTTGAATTTTAAAATTTTTGCGTGCTTAACAAAATTAAAAATTTCTTTTTCAATGTAATCGTTAACATTTTTTTGCATCTTAAAATATAAATGCTCATCAATTTCGTTTAATTTAGCTTCATCGATTTTATTTAGTGCTAAAATTTCGTCGCAAAGCTCGCTTGATTTACAGTTGCAAAGTTTAGTTAAAATTTTTTCTCTCTCGTTTCTTTTTGAAAAAATTGAATTTGTTGAAATGAAATTGTCGTTTTCAAGAAAAAGTTCGTTAACTAATTCAAGAAATTTTTCTTTTGTTAATTCTTGCATATTTTGTTTTTATTAAAGTTAATATTTGAAATAAATTTAATTCATTTCGTTAGACATATTATGAATCATTAAATTATTAATGTCAAGCACTATTTTAAATTATTTTAATGATTGTTCAAAATGGGATAAGACTAGAAAGAGAAGGGCTTACGGGAATATTAAAAGATAATGATAAAAAAAAGATTAAAAATAATTTGTGAATAAAATGATTTTGAATGTGATTAAAAAGAGTGAATTATTAGAAGTTAATAAGAGTTAATTTGGGAAAAATGATGTCAAGAAAAAAATGAGGGTTGTATCAAAATAGATTAATAAGAGTTATTAAAAGATATATAATATAATAATTTGACAAATCAAAAAGTTGTGGTAAGATACAAAAAAACAAAAACAAAATAAATAAACTAAACAAAAATAGTTTAGTTAAACAAAACATAAAATAAAAAGCTGTTTCTGAATCTCACACATCCTAATTTTTTTTTGCTACTTTTTTTTTATTAGTAAATTATTGTTTTTTAGCATTAGCTATAAATTAAGTTTACATAATCTATTAAAAGAAATCTATTGACAAAATAAGTTTACATAATTAATTTAAAAATAATTGTGAGAGTGATAAGATCTATTATTGATTAGATTAGATTGATTCTAATAAAAATTAATTGATTATGATTAAAAGTTTTATCTTACTCTAAATATCACACACGCGCGTTAACTAATTTGTAAAAAAATGCATGATTTAAAAGAAATAAAAAAAAAGGAATTATCAAAATCTGATTCATTTACATTATTATCTAAAAATCTAGAATATGTGCTAAATCAAATTAGCAATAATAAGAGTTATGCAACTCTAGCAAAAGAATTCAATATTAATGTGGCAAATTTATGCTTTTTTCTTAATCAAGATGAGATCCGCGAAAAAAAAGAAGTCGCATTACAAATAGCATCTTACAAAATAATTGATGAAGCGAAGCAATATCTTGAATCTATTGACGCTGACGATACTAATGCAAGTGTTCGAAAAAAATGCGAATTATCACAATTCGCAACATACATTGCTAAAGTAAAGAATCGCAAAGAATTCGATTTAAATTATAAATCTAACGACTTAGAACGAGTTGAACCCGTTGCGTTTAATATAACTCTAACTAATAAATAATTTTGGAAGTATCATTACACAAACGTCAATCTGATTGCTTCACATCTACAGCGACAGAAATCCTCTACGGCGGAGCGGCGGGAGGCGGAAAGTCTCATTGCATGAGAATTATTGCTATATTTTACGCTCTCAGTGTCTCAAATATTCAAATATATTTGTTTCGACGATTGTCTGAAGACTTGAAAAAAAATCATTTAGACGGCTCGTCGGGCTTTACTAGCTTGCTTTCAGAATACATTGATAGTGGATTTTGTCGCATTAATGCATCAACTGCACAAATTATTTTTAAAAATGGATCTAAGATTAATCTATGTCATTGTCAATACGACAAAGATGTGCTTAAATACCAAGGGGTTGAGATTAACTTACTTCTAATAGATGAGTTAACGCATTTCAGTGAATATATTTATAAATTCTTAAGAAGTCGTGTAAGATTGGGTGGTTTAATAATTCCTAGTAATTTAAAACAATCTTTACCAAAAATAATATGCTCTAGTAATCCCGGGGGGGTCGGTCATGAGTTTGTTAAATCTTATTTTATTGAAAATAAAGAGCCAATCAAGCTTTACAGAATGCCAAAAGAAGAAGGCGGAATGCTTCGGCAATTCATACCAGCCAAGCTTTCCGACAATCCAACAATGACTGAAAATGACCCCTTGTATGCTGAAAAACTTTTAGGACTTGGTGGAGCGTTAGCAAAAGCAATGCTTGAGGGCGACTGGGACGCTATCGAAGGGGCTTACTTCGATACATTTGACGCTTCAAAACATGTATTAGACTATGTAAATATTCCGCACGATTGGTTTAAAATTCGTGCTTTTGACTGGGGTTATTCAAAGCCTTTTTGCGTGCTTTGGGGTGCGGTGTCGGACGGCTCACTTGTTGATTGTGGAGGAATAAAAAGAAGCTTTCCCCGTGGTGCTATAATTGTTTATCGTGAGTTCTACGGTTGCACGGGCAAAGCAAATGAAGGCTTAAAAATGGGAAGTGCTGAGATTGCTAAAACTATAAAAGAATTGCAAATGGGTGAGAAGATGGACGAAATGAGAGCCGACCCCGCTATTTTCGATGTTTCATCTGGTCAATCAATAGCAAATCAGTTCGAAGCTCAAAATATAGGTTGGTTACCAGCTGACAATTAGCGAGTAGCGGGTTGGAAACAAATTCGAGCGAGTTTTTCTGACAATGAAGATGGAAAGCCTTTATTATACATCACTAAATATTGCAGAAATTTACTTAGAACATTGCCTTTAATGCAATATGATAAAAGTAAGCCAGAAGATTTAAACACTGAGATGGAAGATCATGCAGTCGATACTTTAAGATATTTATGCATGACAAGACCAGTTGTAGTTGAGATTAAAAAACAAATGACAATGAAGGAGTCAATGGATTATCAACTTCAAGTGCAAAGATTAATTGATGAGATAAAAAAAGAAAATCTACTATTGACAAAAAAAAATAAATAAATATTATAAAAAAATATGAACATGAATCAAATCGAAACACAAGACGAATTAACTACAGCGAAGGGCGAACGGGCTCTAGTCGAAATTTGGAAACGTGAAATTGACAATGCTAAAAAATATCACGAAAAAACCAAAGAAACGGCTAAAAAGTTTCAAGAGATTTACGAGTCCGAAGAGTCGGAAGCTAAAGTTAATAATGAATTTCCTATATTCTGGAGCAATACGCAAGTATTACGCCCGCTTCTTTTTAGTAAGCTTCCAAAAATTAACATCACCCAAGCAAATTACAACAACAACGAGATTGCCAGAATTGGAAGCGAATTAATTGAAAGATTATTAACTTATCTATTGAAAGAATCTGACGCTGAAAATCAAATAGAAAAAATTAGAGATACTTTTCTAGTCCAAGGTATTGGCATTCCTCGCATTGTGTTTGTTCCACCTGAGCCGATTGAAACTAAAATTAAAAAGAAAAAAGGAAAGCCAGAAACTGAAGATAAAAGCGAAAATGAAGATGAATCATCAATTAAAGATGCTTCCGAAGATATGGCAGAAGGAGAAACTCCTGACATGGAAGAAGAATCAATTTATGATGTTGATGAGTCAAAAAAATCATTTAAAATAGAATTTGTTGATTATCAAGATTTTCTTAAATCAACTGAAAAGGAATGGGAAAGATTACGCTGGATTGCTTTTAAAAAATATTATTCTCGCAGGGAATTAGTTGAATATTTTGGTAAGAAAGGCGAGAAAGTCCCAATGACTAACAAAAAATATGAATATCTTGGAGAAGAAACCGAAGATTTATATAAACTTTGTGAAGTCTGGGAAATATGGGACAAAGAAAACAAAATTTGCCATTTCATTACCTTTGCTGGCGATGGCTATGTTTTATCAAGCGAGGAAGACGGATATAATTTAAAGAATTTCTTCCCGATTCCTATGCCGATG